ATATCCACCTCAGCACCCAGTGCCTTCTGTATTTATATACCGCCCAGACTGGTCGGTTGTGAATCACCCAAGAAGCCCTAGGTCCGGAACAACGAACAGTCATCAACGATGTCTCGTGTACGTCACAGGTCCGGGAATACCGCAAAGGAATTTCTCCAATGCAACCCTAAACTTTCTTATGTTCATCTCTGCTACAATCCCACAGATTGGGACTTCGTTTTAGGTCCAGTTCGACCGCGCCGGCTTTCCGTGCCCCCCTTTCCTTGTTCTCTATAATTGCGTTTACTCGTCGCGTGACTTTCAACCCCTGTCGCTACAATAGGTCTGCACCTATCTGACCAACTACTTCCCGTGACATCGAAATGTCTAGGAGCCCCTCCGGGCGAAGTGAGTCCCGTCTTGCAAGTTAATGCGACCAAGAAACACCACCGGGTTTCGTCCATTATTGCGGTTGGGCAAGAAGTCTTGCCTCAAAACATTACTGTTAAGCCGTCTTACACCAGGATGACCTTCAGATAAGGGTTCCTGGTAAGGGCAATGAAGGGCAATCGTCTAGAAACAAGTAGGCGGGCCGATACCAATTCCATTTGTGAATACCTTCAACTTGTTACGACTGGACAGTCGTTTAAGGGTTTGTTCTGTAATAACTTCATCGATAATCAATTCTTCACCCTCGTAAGAGCAAATATCGAGAATCTCAGTTCTACTAGCGACTTCCCACACAGTTGAGGGTCCTAGATCAATAGGAGGTACCGGTAATTGAATTTCCTCTCCGTCATCGGTAGGAGAGGGTGGATTGATTTTATCCTTAACCCAGGTTGGGTAAGTCCTCTTTGCGGTAGAGAGATAGCTCAAATACACCTGGAGACGATGTACCTCAACTACTTTCTTTAAGCAACCGTATTGAGTTCCCATCAGACGCGCACCACGGCGGTAGTTCATCGCAGGACGATTAATACCGCCATCGTAGACGTCTTCATAAGAATCCACTTTCCCATCAGGAATCTTCCACGCAGCGGAAACCACCGCATCGATCAATTCCCTTTGTTCTTCCTTCTGAAATACCTTCTTCTCTTCTTTATGCTCGATATGGTAGCCTTCAGGCTGCATTTCCCACATTGATTTCGATGGGGGAGGTTTCTTCTCTTTCGGTAACGAAAGATAATCAACCTCTCGACCCCACATTCTGGTTAGCTTCAAAAGCTCCAGAGGGACATGCATACCTAACCCCCGATTGAGACTACGCCTCGATTTCGTTATATAACCCACATTCTGTCGAAGGAAGACAGAACGCAACCGGAACGCCCTGGCCTGACCGAAGCCAGGGGCGAAGGAACGAAATCGACCCGTAAGTGAAGTGTACCCTTCATCAGTGCCAAACAGAGCTTTGGACCTGATGAAGGGCAGAGACTTCACCGAAAATTGACTCGCAGTAAACAAGGTCGAGTTTAATGTAAACACACTACAATCGACCAACGTCTTCCCGCGAGACAACTTTAGACCGGCGTGTGATACTGAGTTCATCCAACGTTCTGCAACCGAAGGTTTAGAACGAAAGACAATATCATCACCATTTATCTTGACAGGTATCTTCTTGTCCATCGTTGCGAAACGAAAGGCAAGATAGTTAACCACACAGAGAAGTGGAAAACTCAATTGACTACCCATCATCTGACCGGTCCTCACCTCCTCAATCCTCTCACTACCATCTTTTCTCTTCAAAGATAACTTCATCGACAATGTTTGCATAGCCTCCTGACGTAAGACGTTAGGGACATGTTCGCGTTGTTGACGAATAAGTCTCAGAATTTCCTTCTGAACATTCTGATTCAAACAATCAGTGGCACTCTCATAGTCACCACTGACAAATACCTCACCAGGTACCCGTTTGAAATCTTTGAAAGATCGAGCCTTAGCATCTCCTCGGAGAAGCCAAGATTGCTTTGAAATGTGATTGTACATAGTCTTGTGCAGTGGAGACAGTAACTGTGTCCTAGCAGAAGTCACCGAAAGTAACCGAACCTTACCTGCAGTGGGTACTGCAGATAGGCGAGCCGGAACATTTGGAACTGCCCAAGAATTGTCCATCTTCCCACGAAGAAAATCGCAGAACTCACTGCGAGCTTCGTCATGGTAAATAGACAACCAATGCATTCTACAACCACCTTTCGATCTCGAACGTTCTGAACAAGCTGAGGTTGAAGCAACCGCAAGCTCAGTCTGTCTAGAATACCCCTTGTCCCATCCCTTACGAAATAGAAAAGGAATTTCTTTCTGAACATATTCGATGAACAGAGGATCCGGCTCCGGTGAAGGAGTTGAAATCTTGTCCATGAATTCCTCCAGATCTGGAGCGTTCGAGGGAAGAATCTTTCTAAATAGGAAAAGGGACATCCAAATCGAGAAACGCGAGCGCTTTCCCAATTTTTGTAGATGAACATCCCATAAGTGGGCCTTGCGTTCCATAGGAGCACTACAAAACTCCTTTAGACGCAACATTCGCTCAGGCGGCGGAACCGGAAACAATGGTAAAGGTAAAGAGACATTAAAACATCTCTCTAACGAAACCTTCATCACCCGGAACTTCTTCCTAAACGAGCAATCCACCGACCAAAACGCAGGCGTTTCACTTGATCGGACCATTTTTAACTTGTACGAGAGTACCAGTGAGTTCAAG